CAAGCTACAGAAAAAATAATGGTAGGTCATAGGGTTGTATCTCCAATGCTTTACGGAATTAAGGACAGTACAGGGTTAGGAAACAACGCAGATGAGCTTAAAACAGCTTCTATATTAATGCAGAACTTAGTTATAGCACCATTTCAGCACCTTTTAATTGATGCTTTTGATTCTATTTTAGCTTATAATCAAATAAGCCTAAAGTTATACTTTAAAACTCTACAGCCTTTACAGTTTATAGACCTTGAAAACGTAGAAGACGAAGAAACAAAAGAAGAAGAAACAGGGGTTAAGCTGTCAAAAGAACTACCAGACGAAATAGGCACAGCTATTGCTGACGCATTAATAGACTTAGGACAAGACGAAACAGAGCTTTTAAGCGACTTTGAGGTAATAGATGAGCGAGAAGTAGACTATGACGAAGAAAGCGGCTTAGATGAGGTAATAACAGACCTTAACAAACCTAAAGAAAAAAGTACACTTGCTAAAGTTTGGGAATTTGTCAGCACAGGAAGTGCTAAACCATACAGAGAAAGTGAGCAGGATGGTACAAGTAAACAAACAAAAGAAGAGGGTAAAGAGTTTTTAGTAAGATATAAGTACAGCCCAGAAAGAACTAAATCTACTTCAAGACAGTTTTGCTCTAAAATGGTAAGTGCAAAAAAGGTTTATAGGAAAGAGGATATTGAAGCAATGGAACAGAAAGCGGTAAATGCTGGATTCGGTAAAGGTGGTTCAGATACTTATTCTATATGGCTTTATAAAGGTGGTGCAAGATGCTCTCACAAGTGGTTTAGAAAGACTTACGTTCGTAAAGAAGGTAGTAAGGGCTTGGGGGATGCAATAACAACTACACAAGCAAGGTCAAGGGGTTTTAAGCCAGAAGCAAACGCTCAAAAAGTACCTGTAGCACCTAAGGATATGAAGTATAAAGGTTATACTGCTGAATATTGGAACAAAATAGGATTTAAGAATTAATATGGCAACAGCATTATTTATAAACAGAACGGACTTAGTTAAAAACTCTATAATTGATGGCAATGTAGACACAGACAAGTTTATACAATTTATTAAGGTAGCCCAGCAGATAGACATACAAAACCTTTTAGGAACGGAGCTATATAAAAAAATCGGTGCAGATATAACGTCTGGTTCTGGTGGTGGTGCTGGTTTAACTGGTAATTATCTAACTTTAGTTAATGATTACGTACAGCCTACATTAATATGGTTTGCTCAAATGAATTATATTCCTTTTGCAGCTTATCAAATTAAAAACGGTGGTGTATTTAAACATAGTAGTGAAACAGCCCAAAACGTAGATAAAAACGAAGTAGATTATTTAGTAAGTAAAGCGAGAGAATACGCTAATTACTACTCAACAAGAATGGTAGACTATTTATCTTTTAATGATAATCTATTCCCAGAGTATAATCAAAACAGTAACGAAGATATTAGCCCAGATACAGACACAACTTTTAACGGATGGGTTTTATGAAGTATAAGGTAAAAGAGACTAACCTTACTAAGCTTAAAAAGTATATAGACGAGTCTTTAAAAGAAGAGATAAAGCAAAAACCTAAAAAGAATGAGTAACCCAATACTAGCATTAATACCAAGCGGCACTAAAGCACAAAAGGTTTACTCTGTTTTACCTAGTGATGGAAGTGGGGATTTTGCATTTGAAAGAAATGGCAAGGGTACAAGGGTTAATAAGGATAATCTTATAGAAACTATAGGTGCTTCTGTTGACGATTTAGCTCGTTTAGATTGGCTTAATAGTAATTGCCCTAGCTTACTTATAGAGCCTTTAAGAACAAACAGGCAAGTAAGGTCAGAGGAGATAGACAACGCTTCTTGGAGCAAGATAAATACAACAGTAACAGCTAATCAAACAACAGCACCAACAGGGGAGTTAACAGCCGATAAGTTATCAAGAACTTCAACAGCTGCTAATTATGTTTCTGGTCTTTCAAGTAAATCAGCTTCAAGTCAATTAGATGCAGTTTCTTCTGTTTTTGTAAAACAAGGTCAAGGAGATTTTATAGCCTTTAGGACTCAAGGTTCTTATCCAAATAGAGCTGATGCAATATTTCAATTTAGCACTAAAACACTAACTACAAGTGTAGCGGGTAGTAATTTTAGCGTTACAAGTTCACAAGTTCAAGACTATGGTAATGGTTGGTATAGGCTTTCTATTGTTTATAATACAGACACTGCAGCAACGTTAGCCTCACTATTAAGCCCAAGAACTACAAGCGGTCAAGTCGATGCTACAGACACGTCTACAACAGCTTTTGCTTATGTTTGGGGTGTTCAGTTTGAAGAGGGTAGCACACTTTCGAGTTATATCGAAACAGGTTCAGCAGCAACTACAAGACTTGCAGATGTTTGCAGTATAACGACTCCAGCAGACGTAGCTACAATTACAGAAACTTTCGCAGATAATACAACTAACGTAATCACTTCTATACCTACTACATATACAGTAAGCAATGGATTGATTAAAAAAATAATAATGGACTAATGGCAAATGAAATGTATGGCAGCTCGTGGTGGGGCATAGGAGTTATAACAAACACAATAAACTGGGGAGAGGTTTACTATCCTTATGCTTTAATTAGTGAATTACATAGGCGTGCTTCTTATTACGAGAATTTTGAAGGCACAGATAAAATATTAACCGATTTAGAAAACTGTTTATAATGAGTTTATTAAGAAAAGCGAGTATCGTAACGACTCCAACGGCTTACGAAAATGGGAAAATACTAAGTATTAAACCTAACACGAGTGTAGGTGATTTCGATTTCACTAGAAATTCTAGTGCCACAAGAACTAATTCTCAAGGTTTAATTGAAGATATTACAGCTAACCTACCTAGAATTGACTATACTGGAGGCGAAGGACACTGGTTATTTGAGCCTCAGTCAACGAACTTGGTTACTTATAGCGAGGACTTTAGTCAATGGGGACAAAGTGGAGCTCCTGCTCTTACAAGTGGGCAATTAGCACCTGACGGAACATTTGGAGCAACTAAAATATCGGGAACTATTGGCTCAAGCTATATCGCTCTAGCTCAAGCCTCAACAACGACTGCGACAAGAACTATATACGCGAAAACTGTCAGCGGGACAGGTACTGCGAAATTAATGTCATATAGTGGTAATACAAATAATTTATTTACACTAACAGAAGAATGGCAAAGATTTGAGCTGACGGGTTCTTCAGCAGTAGGTGCAACAAGTTTTTATATTGACCTTAGAGACAACGCGCAAACTTTAAGTGAATTTATAATCTGGGGAGCGCAGTCAGAAGAGCTATCTTTCGCTACTTCATACATTCCAACAAACGGAAGCACAGTAACACGTTTAGCAGATGCAGCATCTGGAGCTGGTAGCTCAGATTTAATAAACTCAACAGAGGGTGTGCTATATGCAGAGATAGCAGCTTTAACGCAAACACCCGATGCCAATCAATCTATTGCTTTGTCAGATGGTACTGGGAATAATAATATTGTGAGAATTCGGTTTTTGAAAACGTCAGATAATACAATTAGAGTTCAAGTTCGTTCTGGTGGAGCCATAACTGTAAGTGTTAGTGGAATCGTAACAGATATAAAAGATTTTCACAAAGTGGCTATTTCCTACAAAGTAAACGAAGTTAAGTTTTATATAGACGGGGTTTTAATACATACGGACACAATCGCAGATATGCCAATAGGATTGAATCAATTGTCATTTAGTGATGGTAATGGTATTTTAAATAATTTCTTTGGTAAAACTAAATGCGTAGCAGTTTTTAAAGAAGCTCTCACAGATGCAGAATTAACTTGTTTAACAACAATATAAAATAAATAAAATGTACATAGGAAAATACGAGTTTAAAGACCAAAAAACCGCTGAAGCTAAAATAAAGGGCTTAGGCGTAGCAAAAGACGAAGACGGAAACGAATACCCAACGCACAAGCATAGTATCGTTAAACTTGGTAATATAGTCTTAGAGCGTGGCGAATACGACGACGAAGGCAAGGAAACTAAAGCACCAGTGTTAAGCAGTAAGTATCACTTAGACGTAGCTTGGCGATTAGAAGACACTTAT